CATCATAACCATCTTGAATCGAATCGTTTAGATCGATAGACTGATAGTAAGTAGAATTTTGAAAATAGATCTGAAGGCGAGTTGCAAGATCACTCTGTAACATTTATCATATCCGCTAAAGAAAGATTCTCTGGCCAAATCTCATTTTCAAGAATATCTTCGTAAGAAAGTTCACCAACTTTAGGTTCTTCAGTCATCTCAATTTTCTGAGGTTCCTGAGGAGCCAAAACTCCAGGATCAAGTTTTTCATAGTATTCCTTATAAAGTTTCTTGGAAAGTGGGTCAAGGTACTCATTCCCAAGACAATGGGAAGTTTTCACACCAAGGTGGGTCTTTATCGTCACCCCAGAAATATTCTTCTGAACTTTCACGCAGAAATAGATATCTTCTGTATTCCTAGGTCCAGTTACAAAGAAAGGTGGTTCAACCTTCTTCAAGAGAGAAGTTTTAATAAGAACACAAGAGAACCCTACCGCATCCACATCAATCACTTCGCCACCATCGGGAGTAAAAGATCCGCGTGGAAGCTCCTTATCCTTTACCTGAGTTAGATGAACTTGTCCTTCATCCATGTAACGAAAAAACATATTTTCATATGGATATCCACGTATGATTGTCCAACCAGAAACGATATCAGCATCCACTTCTATCAACTTATCAAGAGCGTTTGTAGGAATAAGGACATCATCGTCGACAAACATGAGATAATCACAATTGTTGTCAAGAGCAACGCGGGCCGCCACGTTCCTCATTCGATCGATCGACATTCGGCGCGGATGGTATAACATCATCTCATGCGAGGAAGAACGTCCAAGTCGAAACCAAAATTGACAATGATTGGAGTAGACAGCTGTATCTACGGAAGTGAGAGTATTAACTGCTAAAAGTATTTTAGGCATATATTGAAAAAGTGGGGATCATCAAAAATCGTGGTATCTGATGATCCCCCTAGTTTGGAGAAAGACTACATCATCCTAATAAACGCGTGTACAGAAGCTGTGATATAGACACGAGTATCCGCGGTAGAAGACGCAGAGGCAGCTTGTGAGGCTACACAACTTCCCGTACCCGAAGATCCGCCCAAAAGAACAGCAATTGGTTGGGTGTAGTATGTACCAAGAGCATTATTGGTCAAACTATTTGTATTGATCCCAACTGTAGCAGCATAAGTCACTAAAAGATTTGCAACAGTGTCAATAGATAGAAATTGACCGCCAGAAAAAGCCGCTTGAGTTGACCAAGAAGCCCCAGAGTTGGCGCGGGAATTGATCTCAAGGGTGACTGAGGGATGAAAACCATAAACGATAGCATCCCCATAGTCCCCAACAGCAAGAGTCTTAGTGGTGATTCCATGAGACCCACCGAGAATATTCAGAAGTGCTCCAGATGTAGCCGGTAAAACTACATCCAAACCATCATTCGTACCATTTCCATTAAGAACTACTGGGGAACCGGCGGGAATAGAGACAGTATCCGCATTATGCACGACTACTGCGATAAGATCAGCTTTGTTACCTACTTGTCGATTTCTCATGATTTTTCCTCTTCTCAGTAGAGATTCCTACGGAGTTGTGAGAGTCCTCGCAATCTTACCAAAAACACCCTGTTTACGCCGATTATTGACCGTAAGATTCCCCATCCACGCTACATGAGCAACCCGAGAGTCGCCATTCACAGGTTTCTGGAAAGTCTTACCATTCTCGTCTTTCAACATCTCAAAATCAGAATCTTCTTCGTAACGCATCTTGAAGAATTTCGAATTCATGAGATAGAAAGTACCGTAAGTAGCCGTTGACGTTGTTCCGGAATAGGCATCAGGAACCTTATCATCCATGGTTACAGTTGCATTTTTGTACACTGTATTTTCAAATGGAAAGTTCTCATTGGTCTTTATTTGACGATATTTTTGATAGAGAGCATGAACAAAGAGTTCATAGGAAGTCTCATCCGCAAGAACAATATTCACCTTTCCACCAGTTCCGAGAGAGGTATTATTGAAAGCGTGATCAAGTTCAAGAAGAAAAGCGTCGTAACCTGCAGCGGCCGAAGTGAAGGTTTTGTTTCTCCACCACGTCGATGTGTTCTGATTGATGTTTCCAATAGAAGTTGATACTGTAGGATCAAAAGAAATCAAAAGAGGAAGAGGATCAATTGAATTCGATCCATTTACAGGAGAAACTCGTGGCGCGGTGAGTGATCCACCATCCGCTGCGGCTCCCCAAAGAAGAGATTGTGAAAAGTACTCTTGAAGTCCCATTTCAGCTTGCATGATACGAGCCTTCACTAAATCAACAATTTTTTGTTTATTCTGCTTAATTTCTTTCATCGAATAAACGATAGCAGCCGCACACTGTCTCCACTGAAAGATAGCATCTGTGATACCATCAGTGGGTAGAGTTGAGAGCTCATCATATCCGTCGTAGGAGTCGGCGGGAGTAAGAGCATACATCAAAGGTTCTTGAATATATGACCCGCCATCTTGACTCTCATAGAGTTCCGATTTGATAAGTTCATGAAAAAACGCGTTGATAGCGCCGATGTTGTCAACAAGTGTCTTGCGATAAGCAGCAAGAGAAATGCCAAATAGAGAATCTAAATTTAAGGTTACCTGCGATGGCGCAGCACCCGAACCAAAAGTTACTGCCATATCTTAAATTCCTCGAATGAGGTTATTCTTTCCCCATCCCTAGTTGTTGAAGAGCATGTTTTACAGACTGGTCTAACGTCAATTTCCCGAGAGCTTTACTCCCATCTTTCAACGCGGCAGTCGAGGATGTAAGTCTGCTAGGAACATCCTTAGAATTGCGGTTAATACGTTCAGCGATCTTGTTGGCGGCCGTGGCTGGTTTCCCATCTTGTGCCATAGCATGAAGACCCCGTATGTATTCTTTTACTGATAAACCTTCCCCAGGAGGAAATTTCTGGGAAAGTGCAGACATTCGCGCTTCTAAGCCACGCGAGGCTCCTTTTGTCTCTCTGGCAAGTTCAGTCAACTCGTTGACCACTTGAGAGTTGATTTGTTCTTGTTGAACTTGACCAAGTGCATGTTGTTGCTTTTCCTGGACATCTTCCAGAATTTTTTCAAGAGCATCCCCTAGTTTGGGAATGAGAAAATCATATTCTTTTCCGAGAGTCTCAGAAAGAATCGTTTTGATGTCGCGCTCAGCTTTCGCGACTTGCTTTGGTGTTTCAAGCGGCTTATCAAAAAGTCCGGCTTTTTCACCTAAGGTCTTCAGAACCAGATTTCTTGTATCTTTATTCTTGAGAAGTTTGTAAAGATTCGCAGCCTCTTTTAACTCACTCTCTTCAAGAGATTCCTCTTCGAGGTCTTCGGACTGCGTCTCAGGAGCTTCTTCTTTCTCGACTTCAACTTCAGGTTTTTCATCCAATTCAAGTTGAGTCTTTTCAATCTGTTCTTTGATTGCTTCTTCAAGTGGCATCAGGCTACTCTCCTAGTATTATACTTTTCACGAATATAGAGGTTGAAATATCTTCCTTGGCTTTCAGCTCCGGCAAGATCGACATAGACATCAAGTGGGACTTGAGTATATTCGTATGTTCCACGCGCCCGAAAAACTATAGTCAAAGTCTCTGTCGGGAGATCATAGTCAAGAGATTCTACACAAATTGACTCAAGACCAACTTTCGCCGGCTTCTCAAGAAGTCTCCGAAGTGTGTTAGTATCGACGCGGGGCATAGCCTACACCAGGAAACATTCCATAGATAAAATAGATAAGATAGATTACTGCAATCACAATGACAACAGCCCGAATCACTTGTTGAATCGTAGGATCAGGGATGAATCTAATCAAATAGAGAATAAGTCCAAGAACTAAACCAGCAACGAGAAGAGCAACAAGAAGAGGAAGAAGTGGTGGCATCGAATCTCCTATTGAGTCTGACCAATCTGATTTTGGATCTGATTTCGTGTTTGTTCAATATTCGGCGGAGTTGCTTGTTGGTTCACTTGTTGAGCAATTCCGGGGCCTTGTGCCTGCGGACCAGCTCCACTCATAAGTTGATTCATTTGACCAGCGCGAGTGAAAAGAGCCATCTTTTGCATCTCTTTTATCACACTTTCATTCCGATAACCAACTCGATAAGCCGCTTCACGAATAAGTTTAGGCGACATCGCTAACTGCGGGAATTGAGTAGAAAGAGTCAAAAACTCAATAAACTTCTGTTTTTCGTCTTGCTGGGCAGTCACAGACATCGAGGTTACATCGAGATCTACATTGAAATCATATCCGTCTCGAAGATCTTCTGTGGTTACCCATTTGTAGGCGGCCGAATTTTCCTTAACTTCACCTAAGAAATTCTCTTCTGGATCGGAAGTGAGTTTTGCCCAAGTTCCGATGGTGAATTTATCTCTAACGAGGAGCAAGACTTCTCGGCCAATTCCAATAAGCCAAGCAGTAAACCTATCTCGCTCTTTCTGACCACGAACTGAAGATCTTTGGCTAATGATGTTCGCCTGAGTTGCTGTAGTTCGGTCCGCCACACCTCTGACTTCAGCCGAAGTTCCCGATATCTGGTTGAGATCGTCTCCACTTGTTTGAACTGCCTCCGTTAGCGCGGTCCCAAGATCCGCATTTTCAATAGGTACAATTGCATTTTCTCGATCAACTTTTACAAGTGCTCCATCCGGACCAGTCTCAAATTTTTCAAGCTCTGTGTCTGTGATAGCTCCGGTCAAGACTTGGAACTTTCGGACAAACCGACGCCGGTGGTTTCGGAGTTGGTCGCGAATTTCATTAATCTCATCTTGCGGGGATAACCAATGGAAAACAGGTGGTATTGGATAGAAACCCTCAGTAAGAAGTCTACGATCCGGACGAAGATCGAACAATTGTCCTCGTTCATATTTTCTTTGAAAGATGGTGACGGTGGGGGAATCGAGAACAATGAGTCGTTGTTTGGATCGAGTTTCCCAGATATGCCAGATTTTAACTGCATTTGTTTTCCTTTTGTCGGGATCAAAATCAGACGTTTCATCTTGAGAATCTGAGGCGGAAGAATCTCTGTCTGGAGAATAGATATGGGCCGATTCTACTTTGTCTCGATTCATGATTCCCTTCATAGAAAGAAGTTCATCACGATCTACCCACTCAAAGTAACCGTACCATCCACACCGCGCAAGATATTTATTATCAAGACCGCCAACTCGGAACCGTCTCGCTCCAATGTGTTTAAAATATATTCTTTCATTAACCGGTAATTCTTCAGGGATTGGACCGCGCCGGCCTCCACGATTCTGAGATTGTCGGTCCGCATCTTTGTTGAGTAACGCTTTCGGCACGTTTGGGTTGATAATCCAATCTGCTGCATAACCCACCTCCATCATTCCGAAACGAAAAAAAGAATCTTTATACGCAAGTTCTACTTCTTCATGAAAATTGAGCCTAGCGTCCCACACTATCGTGTTAAGAACGTCTTCCTTCAATTGAGACGACGCGGCCGCTCCTTCCAGATTGAAATCGCTGTTAGCGGGACGAGCCTGAACCAAATATTTGATAAACGTTGGAACAAATTCAGCGATCTTAATTTGGATTGTCTCGTATACCTTATTGATAACATAGGGAGAGAAATCGAGTTGACGCTGAGCCTCCCACTGAAAACCTTCGTAATATTTTTCAAGAATTTTACATTTGAAAAGAGATTCCCATTGATCATGATAACGATTCGCAGAAGATAGCCGAGATCTCCAGACGTTGTCTTCTATGATTTGTTTTGCCATTTTATTAATGGGAGGGATCTAGATACTATAATCTAGTCTTAAGTGGGTGGCGATTACCATCATTATTGCCACCTACCCTACGGATGCGGCTGTGAGTAGATTCTTCTGTCGTTTGCTTCATACGACCATTCAGTAAATTTCTCTTTGCCAGAAATTAATCCACCACTTTTGGTGTGTATGTGGCTTCCAAAATAAAATTTCTAACCAAGGTTGCCCGTATCTTGATAAAGAATAAGAGAAAATCGTAAACCAAAACCACGGTGTATTTAAATCTAAGACTCTTAACCGTGGCTCTCCTATCCGTGACTCGCCGAAGCAGCAGTTAGAAGATTTTTCTGCCTTTTTTTGAGATGTTGGTACCATTTAATTGTCATCCGAAGAATTTTCCGAGATGGTTCAGATCCCGCGCGGCCGTGCATGGCAACAAAGTATCTAATCGGATCATATGCATGATCTACAACTTCTTCGCGATCGTCACAGTAGACTGATTTTCCATCCACGTAACCCAAAAGTTTACGTCTCTGCGCTTGTAGTTGGTTGATGGCGTGGAAGCAACCTTGAGGATATTCACTAGATTTCTTAATGAAATAAATTCCAGGACCAGGTTCCCCCGAGATCGGATGAATATGTCCTGCCACACGAAGAAGTTCGTTAATACGGTTTCTTGTCGCAAATTCATTATTGTCCGCAGCTAACCAAGAAATAGGAGGAGCATCGATATCCCGAGTCAGATATTCATCCGCTACTGACCAGAAACCACCGTTTTTTTGAGAGGCTTTATTAAAAATTGACGGGTCAGCGTAAGAGGTTGAATAGGATTCTCCGGCGCTAAGGTCGTGGATGGCTCGTCGGTGATAGGAAATGACTTGATTCGGTACGTAGTATTCCCTAAAGAAAATATAGACTCCTTTGAAAACGGCAACCCACAAACAACAGGTAGGGGATGCGTCTCCATGATCCATAACTCTAAAAAGATTACCTTTTCGTTTGATATCCGAGAGTAATTCTTCAGAATAATCCAAAAGACTCTGAGAAGGCAATTGATGAATCTGAGCATCTGATATCCCCCACTTCCCTCTAACGTACTTGAGAACCCAATCTTCACCTTTCGAAAGAGCTTTTTGATATGTCTCTGAAGACCCTAAGTCCGGGTCCCACTCACCCTCGGTAAAAAATATATTTTTCTCTTTTTCAAGTGAATCTGGATGAAATCTACGATAGATATAGTGATATTGAGTATCAGGATTGCAAAGAAGAAGTCCATAGCTAGGGACAATATGTTTTCCCACCTTCGATCTGGGCCATTCAGGAAAGCCTGCCAATAAGTTACTTGGAACAATAGCATTATCCCAACGCCCAAGTCTCGCATCCAAGACATCAAAAACCTTCTCGTCAGTTTCTTCCGCTTGGTCAACCAAGTATGAATTAGGCTCAATTCCTCGAAGGGTGGATTCTTCGACTTTATCAAGATGGAGCCAATAGACTTGAGATCCATTTTTAAGAATTGTAACACCTTCCTGTTGATTATTCGATTCGATCATCTCACGTGGGCAAATCTTGAAGAACGTCTGATAAGTGGTCTTCATAAGATCCGCGCGGACCTGCCTAGCAATTATGAATCGATAGTTAGAGAAAGTGAGAAGGAGAGTTATA